TACAAATAATAATATAATAAGATTCGCTAATTCAATTGATGATGTACAAAGAGAAATGATAAATGGTGATACACCTTTTTTCAGTAAAGATATGAGTATTGTATGGATAAAAAATATTAAGGGTGACATTAAAACTTATGAATTAACAGAAATAATAGCAAAAGATGAGAAAGATATACAAATAGCATTACTTCAAGGTGAAATAGATGAGTTAAGAAAGGAAATAAGAAAAAATGAATGGTCTAATGCAAATGTTGTTGAATCAGAAACTACAACAAATACCACAAGGGATGATGAGCCAATTAGAACAACAACTGAAACGAGTAAACCCACAAGCATACAAAGAGTATCAACAAGCAAGAAAGGAAAATAGAGATCCTAATGAATATCTAAATAATGTTGTAAATGGTTTTAATCCGCAACAAAAACAACAATGGAATCAAATGATGGGAATGTTTAACCAATCTAATAAATAAGGCTAGAAGCCTTATAGGAGAGTATGGTTACTAGATAAACATACTTTCCTATAAAGTTTCTAGTGCTTTAAATATTAAGAAAGGAGGACTAGAAATGAACGGAAATTCAGGTATTCAACCAACAGTAGAATTAGCTACTACAAATGGTAATGGATTTTATCCATATCCAGTAATGTATGGAAATGGTGGTGGATTCGGTGGAAATGGTGGATTCTTCGGTTCTGACGGAATCTGGGCAATTTTACTTTTCGCTTTGATCTTTGGTGCAAATGGTTGGGGTGGAAACGGAAATGGTGGATTCTTCGGTGGAAATAGTTTTGACAATGGATACGCTTGGTTATCAAACGGACAAAAAGAAATTATGCAAAACACTAATAATGGATTCGATACTTTACATTTAAGTAATCAAATCGAAGGAGTTAGAGATGGTATATATGGACTATCTAATCAATTATGTAATTGCTGCTCTGATATGAACCAAACTGTTTCAAATGGATTCTATAATGCAGAAATAGCTGCTAATAACCGTGCTGTAAATCAAATGCAAGATACATTTGCATTAAGTAGACAATTCGCTGATTGTTGTTGTGAAAATCGTTTAGGAATAGCTAACTTAAATAGTACTATTTTAAGCGAAAACTGTGCTGATAGAGCTGCTCTTGCAGATGGTCTTAAAGATGTGTTAATTAACCAAACAGCTAACACACAAAGAATATTAGATCAATTATGCAACGATAAGATAGATGAAAAGAACGATAAGATTCGTGATCTTGAAAGACAATTAAGCATGAAAGACTTACAAGCTAGTCAAGTTGCTCAAAACGCATTTATAGCTCAAGGATTTGCTAATGAGGTTGACCAGTTGTATAATCGCCTAAATTCATGCCCAGTGCCTAGTACACCGGTCTTCGGACGCACTCCTATATTCACATGCAACAACAATGGTTGTGGATGTGGATTTAACACAACAAGTCAATTTATTTAATAGCATATAGTCGATTACGACACGCTCGATTACGAGAACTTGCTAATTTAGAGAATAGGCAAGGCTTATTCTCTTTTATTTTAATTTGAAAGGAGAAAGATAAAATGATAGAAACAATTATAAATGAACCATTAGCATTACCAAGCAATGCAAGTCCAGTAACTTTTGACGAAACAACTGTGAGAACTAGATGTGCTTCTTGCTGTGGTTGGTTAGATTATTCAAATGGTAACCCTAACTTTAAAATATTTGGAAATGGTTATACAGGTTATTATGATGTAGAATTTAGTGCTTCTGTAAGTACAGCAACACCTGGAGTTGTTGCCATAGCACTTTTTCAGGACGGAGTCCAAATTCCAGACACGTTAAGAGCTGTAACAATTGCTGCAGCTGATGATTATGAAACTATTTCATTTGATAAGAAATTAAGAGTATGTCCTAGAGGAACTACAAATATTTCTGTGCAATCAGTTTCTAGTGTGCCAACTCCTACTGATGCTACAACACCTATATCAACTACACAAGCAATTATAACTAATGCTACATTTAGTATATCTAGGATTTAATGAGAAATAACTTAGATATGACATCACTAATCTTGCAAATATATAGTGTTGTTTTACTATTGCAAGATTTTAACAACTCGGATTTAATGCAAGAATTACAAAAGCAAGATACAGAATATTTCGAAAAGATAATTAAAAATCAAGAAGAAATATTGAACCTTTTAAGAAAGGAGGATCATAATGCACGATAGAGTAATTGAAGAAACCAAAAAATATATAACACAAGTTATGGATGAAGGTATCGGTGAAGGTAGCAACCTAGAATATCTTGATAAATTAATCGATATTCAAAAAGATGCCTATGAAATAAAATGTATGAAGGAGGATAAAGAAATGTATGGAAACTATGGAAACTATAACGGATATGGACGTAGTGGAAACTATGGAAGAGATGAATATGGTAGAGGAAGCTATGGAAGAGATGAATACGGCGCAAGAGGAAGAGATAGTCGTGGAAGATACAGAGGGCATGAACATTTAGATAGAATGTATGATGACTATGGTCGTTACATGGAAGGTAGAGAAAGATACGGAGCAAACGAAGATACTATGAGAAGTTTACAATATATGCTTAAAAGTATGGAAGATTTTGCTCGTATGTTAAAAGAAGAAGCTAGTTCGCAAGAAGAAGTACAAATGATTCGTGAAACAGCTCAAAAAATAGCCCAAATGTAATATGTCATTCAGATATTATAACGCCAATCCTTATGGTAACAATATTTCTGACTGTGTAATTCGCAGTCTAAGTGTATTAACTGATAGGAATTGGCGAGAAACTTACGATGAATTAACTGATTTGGCAGGAGATATAGGAATGATGTTCGATAGGGTAGAATTTGTTGAAGATTACTTAGATGATAGATACCCTAGAGAATGTCATTATGCTAAAACAGTTGGTGAATTTGCTAAAGAACACCCTCACGGACGATATGCTGTAACAATGCCTTTTCATATTACAGCTATCATTAACGGAGAGATAGTTGACTCGTTTGATCCGAGTCACCGTATTATGCGTTGTGCTTGGAAAATTATGTAAAATTCAGAATTTTGTTGGATAGTTAAATAAAAAGAGCGTTAAGTTGCTCTTTTTATTATGTTATGATATAATGTAATAGGTGATATAATAATGAAAGTTTTAGTATGTTCCTGTGATAAAGATTATGATTTGTTTGAACCATTTTATCATTGTATAGAAAAATATTGGAAAGAACATCCTGAAATTGTATATGCAACTGAAACAATAAAAAATCCGTATTATAAAACAATTAGTATCAACGAACCACTCGATAGATGGACAAAAAGAATAAGAAAAACATTAAATTTGATAGATGATAATGAAATATTACTAATGATAGATGACATATTTATTCGTAAACCAGTTGACATAAAAAGAATAGACTATGCTAGAGCTAATTTAAAGGGTAATATAGCTTGTTTTAACTTTGAAAAGGTATTTAATCAAGATGACCAAGAAAGTGGCTTAAATGGGTGGAAAATTAGGAAAAAAGGTAGTCCTTACGAGTTATCTTTAATGTGTGGCTTATGGGATAAAGAAAAATTATTAAAAGTATTAGAAAATGATAGTGATCCTTGGACAGTTGAATACACTCAAGACACAAAAGGTTTCGATTATTTAATTAATAGTGATGATTATATAATTGACTGGGGTTACGAAACTTTTAAACATGTTGGAGTAGTTAAAGGAAAATGGTCGAGAGAAGTAATACCATTTTTTGAAAAGGAAGGAATAAAGGTTGATTATGAAAAAAGAGGATTTGTTGATTAGTATTATAATTCCATATTGGAACACATTAGAACAAACAATTAAACTTATGAATATTTTAGAACAACAATTAAATGATAATGTAGAGATTATCATAGTTGATGATGGTTGTAATCAAAAAGAATTGGATAAATGGAAAAGAGAAAATATACATGTAATACATTTACCAGAAAATAGTGGTGGCGCTAGTGTACCTAGAAATGTAGGTTTAGACAATGCTAAAGGTAAATATATATGTTTCATAGATTCTGATGATGTGGTTGAACTAGATTACATAGACACTATATTAGATAAAATAAAAAGTGAAGATTTTGATTATTGTTATTATAGTTGGCGATCACCATACGATGTTATAAAAATAAATGAAGAACCACCAGTATGGAATTGTTGTGTATGGAATTGTGTTTATAAAAAAGATATAATTGGAAACGAAAGATTTAATCCTGAACTTAAAATAGCAGAAGATTATGACTTTAACAAGAGAGTTAAAAAAGGCAAGAGAGCAAACATAACAAAAGTATTGTATTACTATAACGATACACCAAATTCATTATTTAAAAGGAATTGTAAATAGGGTGATAAAATGAATATAGAATCAGATAACATATTTTATTTTGTTAATATAAACGCTATAGGAGGTGTAGAAACATTCTTCTATAACTTAGCTAGAATCTATCAAGATTTAGATATAACAGTTATTTATAAAACAGGAGATATAAAACAAATAAATAGACTTAAACAATATGTAAGAGTTAAACAATTTAGAAATCAACATATCAAGTGTAAAAAAATATTCTTTAATTATATAACTGATATAATTGATAATGTAGATGCTGATGAATATATACAAATAATACATACAATGTATAGTGAAGATAATAGACCGTTAATATGTCCTAAAATAACAAGATACATTGGTGTTAGTCAAATTGTATGCGATATGTTTACAAAAGTAACTGGACTAAAATGTGAGTTATGCTATAATCCATTATTTATTGAAAAACCTAAAAGAGTATTAAGGTTAATCTCATGTACAAGACTTACTCAAGAAAAAGGTAAGGACAGAATGATAGAATTTTCAAGACAACTTGATGAAGCTGGAATACCTTATCTATGGTTAATATTTACAGATGATACTTTACCAATTGATAACCCTAATGTAATATATATGCAACCAAAAATTGATGTCATACCATATATGGCTATATCAGATTATTTAGTACAACTATCCGATCCACGTGAGGGGTTTGGATATTCACCAGGCGAATCATTATCAGTTGGTACGCCAGTTATTGTCACTGATGTTCCTGCATTTAGAGAAATAGGTGTAAATGAAACAAACGGATTTATATTAAATTGTGATATGACAAATGTTCCGATAAAAGAAATATATGAAAAAGTTGATAAGTTTAATTTTAAATATGAACCACCAAAAGATATATGGGATAAAATTCTTGTTCCAACAAAAAGTACATATAAAGAAGAAATTAACTGGAAAGCTAAAGTTAGGTGTATAAGAAGATGTGGTTATGATGATATGAAATTATTAAGACATATTAATTTTAATGAAGAATACATTGTACCATACCATAGAGCAGAATACTTGGAAAGTACACAAGACATTGAAATATTAGAAATAATAAAAAAGAGCTAATTGCTCT